CCGGTGATGAAGGCACTGCCCGATATCAAGACCGCCAACAAGGTGGTGGAGCTGGTGCTTAAAAACGCCTCGATTGCCGTCACCGGCATCTGGCAGGCTGATGATGATGGCGTTCTCAACCCGGCAACCATCCGGCTTGTACCGGGCAGCATCATCCCCAAGGCCGTGGGGTCAGCGGGGCTCAAACCGCTTGAGGCCCCCGGTCGGTTTGATGTCTCTGATCTTGTGCTGTCCGATCTGCGTGATCGCATTCGGCGCTGCTTGCTGGCTGATCGTTTGGGCCAAACTGATCAACCCGGCATGACCGCGACCGAGGTGCTTGAACGCGCATCCGAGAACGCCCGACTTCTGGGCGCAACCTATGGCCGGTTGCAGGCGGAATTGCTTTATCCGCTGATTAGGCGGGCACTTTATATCCTGACCCAAACAGGCGAACTTCCCGACATCCCGCTGGACGGCGATGTTGTGGTGCTGCGTCATGCGGCCCCGCTCGCACAACTGCCAAAACGCGTACAGGCGGGCCAGGCGCTTGATTGGCTGTCGCGGATTGCCGCCCTCGGCCCGGAAGCCTTGGCAGAGGTCGATCTGCCCGTGATGGTCCGCTGGCTTGCCGATCAGTTTGGTGTGCCGGATCATCTTTTGCGGCCAAGCCTGCCGCCTGAAATCGCGGAGGCGGTGTGATGGTTGATACCGGATGGGACTGGTTCGAGGCGGAAAACGAAGCCCTGACCGAGGACGGCACTGATCACTGGCAGGCCTGTTTTGACAGCGACGCCGGGGCAAAGGTGCTGGCCGATCTTGAACGCCATTTCCTGCAAACGGCCCTTGGCCCGGATGCGAGCGATAAAGCGATCTGGATGCGCGAAGGGAAGCGCGCGCTGGTCCTGCAGATTAAGCGGCTGGCAGAGCGTTCAGCAGCAGATTGATCCCCGCCTTCGCGGGGATGACGTTCGTTCCTTGCACCTGTTCTGTCCACCGTCATCCCCGCGAAGGCGAGGATCCCGAGCCACATCTACCAATCCCAAGTTTGACGCCAATGAGCGGAGCATTCGCATGACAACCGAACCCGACCTTCTCGCACCGGAAACAGAAACGCCGGAAGCACCGGAAGCTCCAGAAACACCCGAGCGGACTGATATCGAAACGCCGGCGCCCGAACCCGAACTTGATGCCGCAGCCCTCGCCGATCTGGTGCCCGAAACACCGGACGCCTACGCAATCACGCTTGCTGAGGGCATGGAAGATATCGATGCCGATCTGAACCAGCGCCTGCATGCGGCAGGCTTCAGCAACGCACAGGCTCAGCTGGTTTATGATCTGGCGGGGGAGGTTCTTTCACCGCTTCTGGGTGATCTTGATCAGGCGGCACAGCGCGCGACCGACCGTGCGGCACTCGCCGCCGAGTTTGGCGGGGCTGAAAGCTGGAAAAAGCTGGCCCCGAAAATCGAAAGCTGGGGCAAGGCCAATCTGCCAGAGGCCGCCTTTGAGACGCTGTGTCAAAGTGCCGATGGTGTGCGCGCGATGCATCGCATGATGACCCATGGCGATGAGGCAGCGCTTGGCAAGACTGACGGCGGGGCGGGGGAGACAAGCCTTCGCTCCGAAATCCGGCGCAAGATGAATGATCCGCGCTATTGGCGGGATCGCGATCCGGCGCTAGTCGCCGATGTGCAGGCGGATTTTGCCCGGCTTTCCGGGGAATAGCGTGCCCTAGAACAACTTGTCGGCACGGTCGATGACCGCGTTGACATAGTCCGGAATCGGGGTCAGCGGCAAAAGGAAATAGCCCGCAATCCCCAGCCCGATCAGGCTGAACACAAGCAAAACCGACTTCTTCACGGCAGATACTCTTTTTCTTTGTTTTCTTGTTTGTCTTGGACCGGACCGCGCAGAAAAGCCCTTCGGGTGCAACAGGTCGGGGCAAATCAAGCGCGTGTCCTACGGAACCTCGATGGATGAGGTTTCCTGTAACAGCGCTCTTAAAACACCAAACCTTGGCCGGAAAATGACCGGTTTTGGGGCAATTGTGGCACTGGCCTTTATGGGCAG